CGGAAGGCCTGTTCCATCGCCCCGGAGCCGATCAGGGACTCGACGTTGGCGCGGAAGCTCTCGCCGAACGCGTTGACCGCCCCGGAGAGCACGTCGAACGCGGCAGCCTGGCTGGCCAGCTGCAGGAAGGCGCTGCCGATGTCGGTGAGACCCGGCTTCATCGCCGTGATCGTGCGGTTGACGTTGCCGAGGATCGTGTTCAGCGTGTTGACGCCCTCGGTCGTCGACAACCACTCCGACGTCTGGCGGGCCAGGTCACCGATCTGCCCGGTGATCTTGGCGACGCTGTCCTGGATCTTCGGGAGAACCGAGTTCGCGAACTTCTCCATCGCGGGCGCGAGCCCCTTGGCCAGCGCGTCGGAAACTGCCCCGCGGAACGCCTGGAACTGCGGCGTCAACGCCTTGATCGTCTTGCCGAGTTGCTTGAAGTCGAGCAACAGCAAGCCGAGGGGGGCACCAGCCAGCGCCAGCCCTGCTGGGAGCAGCGCGATGGCCGTGGCGGCTGCACCGAACGCGGCCGTGATACCAGCGCCTGCGATCGCCAATGCGGTGGCGTATGCCCCCGCTGTGAGGAACTGCACGCCGAGCTGAACCGCTGACATGACGCCGCTGGTGATGTTGCGGGCCAACGACGAGAACCCGGAGTTGAGCGACGAGAGCGCCCCACCGCCCCCACCGGCGTTGGGCAGGGCCGCGAGAGCCACCCCGAACGCGGTCAGCTGGGTGACGGCGGCGCCTAGACCGTCGACGTCGAGCGTTACCCGGACGTTCCGCCCGTCGACCAGCGAGATCAGCGTCGAGAAGTACTCGAGCTGCCCGATCGCCGTGGCAAGCCCCGTGACCTCAACATTGATCTTGACGGTTTTGGAGCGGATCGCCTTCAGCTGCGCCTGCAGCCGGGCGAGCTCCGTACCGACCTCCAGATCGACCGGGATCTCGATCCGGGCGCTGTCCAGCGCCTGCAGCTGCGCGCGCAGCCGGGCCGTGTCGACATCGAAGTCGACCGGCACGGTGATGCTGGCGTGGATCGCCTCCAGCTTCGCCCGCAGCTCGTTCGGGTCGACGTCGAAATGAACCGGGATCTCGGCCTCGACACCGGCCTCGGCTTGGTCGACGGCGCGCTGCAGCTCCCGGCGGAACCCGCTCGTGTCCGGGACGACCCGGATCGATACGCGCCCAACTTCGTCACCACCCGGAGACGTCATCGATCACCTCCGGGTATGTGGTTGTGCGCGCCTACGGGCCGGTGTTCTGTCGGCGGACGATCTCGGCGACCGTCAGCACCCGGGTCGCCTTGCGCCGTTCCTGCTTCGGCGGCTGCACCACCGGTTTGCTGCCGCGTTTCCCGGCGCGCTGCCGGTTGGCGGCGGCGAGCAGGTTCACCACTGCGGCGAGCAGGTGCATCTCAGGCGTCCACGGCCGGAACTCGGCCCCACCGCGCAGTGACGCCGAGAACGCCGAGTCGGGGGGTAGCTGCCCGACGAGCCAGAGGACACGGCGCGGGGTGAGCCCGCTGCCCAGACGGAACACGTCGAGCAGGTCGATCCCGCAGTAGCGCTGCAGGTCGAACAGCAGCGCCGCGCCGTGGTCCTCGATCAGCTCGCCGAGCTGGAAGCTTCCCCCGGCTGGGTCCTGCTCTGGTACGCCGCCCACGTGGCCTGCAGATCCTCGTCGGAAACCTCAGCCGCCCAGGCGTCGAACGCCTCGGGGTCGACTGCGACGAGGCGGAGCGCCTGCTCGACGACCTCGTTCAGATCGTCCAGATCTGCCCAAAGCCGGAACCCGGCGGCCTCCCGCTCGCCGTCCGGGAGGTCCTTCATCGTTTCCTGCTCGGCGCGCAGCCGCGGGCCCTTCTCGGCGACCTGGGCCACCAGGCGCTTGAACTCTGCGCGGCGGCCGCGGCGGACCGTCAGGAGCGCCTTGAACTCCGGGGCGCCGGCCGGGTACTCCGGTGGTGTGGTGGCTTCCTCTGCCATCTCGTCGACGACGGAGGGCTCCTCGTCCTGCTTGCGGGGACGTGTGGGCATGGTTGCGGACCCTTCGATCAGCGGACCCAGGTTGGGGGCCGGGCGGGCGGCCGGGTCCGCACCCACCGCCCGCCGGCCGTCTCGCTAGGAGCCCTCGCCGAGCTCCGGCCCGATCCAGGTCATGAGGTTCGACCCGGTCACCTGCAGCACGGTCATACGGACCGGGAACGCGAGGAAGCCTTCGACGTCGACCTCCATGTCGTCCTCGGAGGAGATCTCCACCTTCGGCACGTACAGGCCGGCCTCGTTGTCGCCGTCGATGATCCGCACGTAGAGGGCGCGGGTGATCGCGGTGACCGCGGAGGTGACACCGAACTGGCCCGGCTCGGTCGTGTCACCTGGGCCGAAGTACATCGACAACACCTCGTTGTCGACCTGGTGCAGGAACGCGGTGATCGCGAAGCTGGTGGGCTCGCGGGTGACCCGCAGCGACGGGTTCTGCCAGGTGCCGATGGGCTCCGTGTCCCCACCATCCCGGGTGATCGTCAGCCCGTCGTCGCGGGAGGTGTGGCCGAGGTTCGCCCACGGCGCCTCGGGGGCGGTCGGGTTGGCCGGGATCACGGTCTCGGCCGGAGCGGTCCACAGCTCGCCGGTCCCGGGGATCAGGACAGCTGAGTCGTTCAGCGCCACTTTGGGGTCCTTTCAGGGCATGACAAAGCCACGCCCCGGGTGGAGACGTGGAACGGGGAACAAGGAGCCGCTGTCAGGCGGCGTTGCGGACCCGGAGGGTGTAGTTGGCGATGTAGCGGCCGAGACGCGGCAGATCGGGGTCGATCAGCTCCATCGGGGCTTGCGTTTCGCGCAGGTTCGCGATGGAACCGGCCGCGGTGACGGTCTGGTTGTCCCAGGCCTCCCACAGCACCCGACGGCACTGGTCGGACAGCGCGGACGCAGCCGATGTCGGGTCGAGTTCGACGGTGGCGTCCGACCAGCACTGCACGTTGATCTGCACGTTGTCCCAGAACCGGGGCGCGGGGGAGCCCAGGGTGGGCATCCTGCGGACCACCACCAGCGGCAGATAGGTCAGCAGGTTGTCCGGGATGGACGCCCGCACAGTCACCTCAGGCAGGGCCTGCCGCAGCAGCAGCATCGGGACGAGTTCGCCCTCGCCGGCCCAACGGGTCACGAGAACGCCCCGCGCAACGCGAAGATGCCTTGTGAGGCGCCGCGCTTGCCGCCGGAACGCCCGTACTCGATCGCGGCAGCAGCGTGCTGCCCGCGGGTGTCGTCGAGGTTGACGAAGCTGTCCACGGCGCCGTGCGTGACGGTGATGCGGGCATGCCCGAAGTGGCGGTGGGCGGCGAGGATGCCCTCGGCGCGCTTCGCGCCGGCCTTCGCCGTGTCGGCGACGGCCCGGATCACACCCGGCAGGTGCGCGACCCGCTCATCGGTGTCCCGGTAGATCACCGCCATTACCGCTCCTCCTGCAGCACCGCCGTGATGTGCCCGGTGACCGACGAGTAGCGGCGTTCTTCCGGGCCGGAGCGCACCAGGAACGATCGTCCCCGCCACTCGACCCGGGCCCACACCCCGAGCGGGGCGTCGCGGCCGATGAACCGGTACGTGGCGTAGATCCGCGTCTGCTGGGTCGGATCCAGCGACGGGAACAGCGGTGCGGCCGACATGGGTTGCATCCAGCCCTGCACCGGCACCCCCGTTGCGGCGGGGCGGGTGCGGACGTCCCCGCGGGAGTCGGTGTAGGTCTCCTCAGGGAAGACCGTCACCTCTTCCTGTGGGGCGTCGAGGATGCTCACGGTCAGCAGTCCTCGTCGTAGACGTCCAGCGGGAACAGCTCGAGCCCGAAGGAGTCCTCGAACCACACCGTGTTCTGGCGGTACTCGTTGCGGGTCACCGGCTGGTTCCACAGCCCGCTCTTGCCGAGCGCCTTGCGGATGGATTTCTCCTCACCCTCGGTGAGATACACGCCCGGCTGCACACCGGTGCGCTGGTAGGAGTAGTCCCCGGCGGTTTCGGAGGAGAACCCGTTCGGGTTACGCACAGCCCTTTCGGCGGCGCGTAGCACGGCCCACCGGATCGACCCCGGGACCGGGAGGAGTTCCTCGGTCTCGGGGTCGATCCAGGTTTTGCCCGCGACGTCACGGGCCAGAGCTGAGGCGTCATCGAGGAGCGCGTTGGCCCGAGCGAGCTCGGACTCGTCGAACTCCCGTCCGAGCCTCGCCTCCAGGTCCGCGACCGTGGCGAGCGGCAGCATGGGTCAGCTGCCCTCGTCGAGCTCGAGCTTGACGGCGCGGACGAAGGTCGGGTTGCCGCCGACCTCGGGGCCGTCGACCACAGTGTTCGTGCCGTAGTAGACGTCGAACAGCGACCGGTCCTGCACGTTGCGGTAGTCGTAGTCGCGGATCCAGCGCATCGCCAGCCCGTACGCCGAGCGGGAGGCACCGTAGGTGGCGCCGTCGGGCACCATCGGGGCCTGCATCGACAGCACGTAGGCGGTGCGGTGGAACGCGTACGCCTCGTTGGAGGGCAGCGCGTTGGACACGACAACCTCGGGGAACCCGGCGATCCGGCCGATCACCGCGTCCCGCAGGGCCGAGTCCGAACCGGACCGGTCGACCTGGTGCAGGTCGTCGGACTTGAGGAGGATGCCCTCGAAGTCCGAACCGACGACGAGGCGGCGCTCGTTCATCGGCACGTTCGCCTTGTTCAGTGCGACCCGAGCGTCGACGATCTTGTCGTAGATCTCGGACTCGTCGGCCACCGTGATCGTGGTGGCGTAGGTGGCGCCGGTCATCTCCGCCGCGACGGCGTTCTCGATGGCCTCCGCAACCGCGCGGATCTGCGGCTCGGCCACCTGGGCGCCGAAGTCGGAGATGTCGAGGGTCATCTGCTCGTCGGTGACCGCGACCGAGCTGTAGGCGGCGGTGTCGAGGGTGACGTCGACGGACTTCTCCGTCAGCTCGTCCATCTCGATGATGCCCGCGCCGGCCACGTTGGTGGCCGGGCTGCCAACGGAGGCGTTGTACTGGCGGGCGCCCCGCAGGGTGCGAGTGCGGGCGGTGGTGCGCGCCGGCACCCGGATGGTGATGGTGTCACCCGCGGCGCCCTTGAAGCTGCCGCCGGCGTCCCGCCA